CTACTATCGTGTAGTGAACATAGATGTCTAAAGCGAAGTTATCTTCTATCTCATCAACTATGATTGGTCATGTTCATGCTTTGTTCTGATAAGCTTCTCTTGTTAGCTCATCTTCCATGTTATATTGTTTAGCAAACCATCTATTGATGGCATCCTTATCATATAGGTCTTTAACATCGTGAATATTTGTTAACATACAGAATCAATGAAATCTGTAATTCTTTCCATCGAACTGTCATGTCTGTGTAGGTAATGGGTCAGGAATTCGTGATAGAGGGTTAATAGCTTTCCAAGTGTTAGTCAAAGTGTTATGGTCAAATCATGTCTTGTTTAGAATTCCTACTCAGAAGAATAAACTGTCTTGTTCTACTTGGTATTTTAATTGCTGTAAAGCTCATTCTCTTTCATCAAACTCTGCAACAGCATTAAGATTCTGTGCCTCCTCTTCTCCAATTCGCCCATTCCTTGATATGAATTTACATTTAACTCCATTAGTGAAGAAAGATGCTATAAGTGTATCTATGTAGTTTCAAACCATGTTGATATTGATAATTTTCCCTCAGTTCTTAGCTTGAGGGTTTCGTTTCATGATTCTATCTCTGTATCTGATTCTTACAGGTCTTACATAGTTTAGTCATAAAGCATATTCTCTTTGAATTTGAGTAAGTATTGCTGACTTGTCCATGCTTAGTATGTAATATAAATTCAACTCGTATTATATTCTGAAAATTTCAAATGCAACTAAACTTTAGTATAGCATATCATCAAAACTTACTGTTATTATTTCAGTTCTTTCTGTAGGAGAGTTTGGTCTTCCTAATGTTCGATACATTCTCATCATTATTGCATCTGCATAGTCAGGTGAATGTCAGAGTCTTTTCTTCATGTCTTCCTTTGACTCAAGTCTCACTTTATTCTCTCATTCTAAATCTTTGACTATGATATTGTCTAACTCTATCTGAATCTTGTCTTTAAGTTCTCAAGATGTGTTAATTCTGATCTCTCTCTTTTCCATCAAATACTTAAGCTTGAAGTAGCATTGTGTTTTGAGGTTAGCATAGTTTCTTAACTCATCTTTCTGAACAAGTGGTGTTCAGTTGTTCATAAAATTTACACATCATCTCAGATTATCTGCAACTCATCATCCTACTCAATCAGAGTCTATGCAGATGTTACTTCTTCTACAGTTGTAATACTGTTCAAGCTCCTTAATAGTCTGAACTGTTTGGTCTGTAGTCTTTCCATTATAGCTTCTGATATCTACAACTTCTAAACCTTTCCAAACCATTATTACTGTGTTATCATCTCAGAGTCTTGCAACATCACAAGTAATGTAGGTTGTATCATCTGATTGAATATTTGCAGTAAACAAATCTGAAATCTCATCCCATCTGAATAGCTTTCATGGTGTGTCATCATAATCAAAGTTTCAGTATAAGAGTCTCTGCTTTGTTATCTCATCAGCTCTCTCAAGCTGTTCAATATACTCCTTAGGAAGATATGGGTTATCTCATGCTGTAGCTCTTACAAACTTTCTATAAGGTGGTAAAGTTCCATCCTTTCGTGGCTTGTAGTAGTCGTTGTAAACATGTCATTTGTTAGGGTTGAAACACTCCAAGAACTTTGGTGTCTTTTTGATAGTCTTTCAGTTAATAACAAAATTATTCTGCCTTCAGATACGAGTCTTAAGCATCTCAATACCTTTAGCATCTACTTCATTCGATTCATCAATGAAAGCTCATGTAATTTCTAATGACCCAAATCTTGTTCGCTCAGGGTCTGAAGGTTGAGTAGCACAATCTAATAAGATAATCTCACTTCAGTTGAAGAACTTAATTGTGTTGGTTTGTCAGTTAAGAGTTCATCGATAAAATTTAGGAATCTTATAATATTCCATCATCTTGTAATAGGTTGCCAATGTTGTTCTCCTTAAATTGACTAACTCCTTTCTTCAAATAACCCATCTGCTTCAAGGAAGCTGCATACAAGATTGCCAAATGAAAAAATCTCAAAGCCAAGATTTACTTCATCATGCAGCTCCTCAGAATCAGACTTCGGTTGTAGTGTTATCATGTAGGTATTGCATAGCCTCAAGCTGTTTTGCTGTGGCTTCGAAATACACATCCATTTCTATAACATCACCCATTGATTAGCTATTTCTTTTTAAAAACAATCTTCTTTTTAGGAGCAGGTTTCTTCTCCTCCTTAGCTTCTTCCTTTACAGCTTCTTCTACAACTTCTGTAGGAATCTCTACTGTGATTTCCTTTACCTTAGGTTGTGGTTTGTCTTCTAATTGCTTAAGTAGGGAGTTGATCCACTCAATCATCTCTAAGCTCCTTACTTGTGTTCTTCGTTCAAGCTCTTTCCTTTTAGCAATTAGTTGCTCTCTGATTTGTTCGTTCATTCTTCTGTTGGTTGAATATAAAAGTTATGTAATTCTGAAATAACCTTAGAAATCTGAATCTTTTGGATGACAGATAAAGGTTTACAGATTACTTGCAGTTGTTTTTCTATCTCTTCTCGATTATCAGTTCAGAAATATTCCTTAACTAAATCTGATTTATGTCTTCTGTGATATTTGATACAAAGAGTTAAATCTGATTTCAGATTTTGGTATATCTCTTTTATTCTTGCTTGGTTTGATAAGGTCATCTTGGTTTGTTAATAATAGGGTCTAAAGCTTCTATCTTATCTGCAACAAAGTCATGAAACTCCTGCAGATTGAAATCTTGATAGGTTGGTGGGTTTTCCACATCATATTCTTGAACTGCCATGAATTCACAGAGAACTAACTCTGCATTCTTATATTCCTTTTGCTTTACCAATAATGTGGAAGCAATAGTCTTTCTTGGCATATCTTGACATTTTGTTAGAAATAAAATCTGAAGGCTGTCTTGTTTATCGTTTTCTCGGTGGAACATAGTTGCATTTCATTAGTTCAGAACTACTATGCATTATTTTCATTACTTTCTCCATTGTCAATATTATTTGGTCATAGAACTATGTGTATTCACTTGATGATAACATTCTGATTAACATCTTGTTCCTCCTTAACATAAGTGGTTGGTTGTCAGTTCTGAATTCTATTCATACTTCGGATGGTGTTTAAATCTTTAACATTGATGTTTCATTTCTCTTCCATCTGATCTAACTTCATTGCAGTAAGTTCTATAGCTTTGTTGATATTTCATAGTAAAAACTCTGCAGATGGCTCTAACTTCTCTGTAAGTTTAGTCTCGACTCTTTTAATTGCATTATCTGAAGCCCTTGCTTTAATCTCTTTCTTCTCTTTACTCCATCATCTTGTATTCTTGTTAATAGTTCAGTTCCATTTTCCTTGCCCATATTTTGACTCGAAAAAAACTTTAACCTCAGTAAACTTAGAGGCCATAAACTCTTTCTTTAGTTTTTCGTAATCTCGCTTTTGCTTTGGCATTTCTATTTGTTAGTTATATAGTAAAGGAACTTGTGATAATGCTTTATCTAAAAAGGTTTTAGAAAGCTGATTAGTATGTTGGTTGCTCACATCAAAGTTGAAGTCATTCATGTTCAATCTAAGTGGAGTATGTGCTACAAGTGGATGTTCTCTTAGGTTGATGTTACTCTTGTATCAATACCTTTCTGCATCTGTTCATGCTCGAATGACTAATGCTTTCTTTCAGAATGCTTTGCTACAATGATGTAGTGAGCTATCACATCAGATTACAGGGTATCTTTGGCAAAGAGAAATAACAAGTCTGAGGTCAGGTGTATCGCACATCTGACAATTTTTGAGTCTTGGTTGCTCATTAGGTTTGACTACCAAATAAGGTGTATATCACATAGCTACCAACTTATCTGCTAAGTATTGAGCATCTTCAACTCTGATGCTTCTATAACTCTTATCTGCTCCATTTAATCACATAGTGCTTCAGAATGGTTGGAAGAGTATTGGTTTACTTCATTCTAAGTAGTTTCACATCTTCTCATGTTCTGCAAGGAAGAGACATGGGTCAAAAGGTTTAGAAAGTCTGAGTTGTTTTGCTGCCACATCTAACCAATTCTTTGCATCGTTAAAGAATTCAGGGTCTGTATAAGGCTCAAGCTCCATGTAGTCATTCCCTTTAATAACATCTTCGAATAGTCTTCTATCATCTAAACCATGAACTGATTTGATGTAAGGGTTTCATCGGAAGACTAATGGTCGAGATGTTACAACTCTAACTTCTCTATGTTTTGCTACCTCACTAATAGCTCAGGTCATTGCCACCACTCTTCAGAGTCATCCATCTATACGAATAACTAATGGTCTCTCTGAATATGGGTTAGTAGGTGTTTCTATTTTCTTTTCTGCCATCTTTTAAGGAAAGAAATAAATCTGTCTTTTAATGTTGGTTTTGGTTGCTTTGGTGGAAGTGGGTGTCAATGTTTATCGCATGGAACAAATCTGATGTTATGCTTCATTGCTTCTATCTTCCACAGCTCATCTATGTCTATAATCTGAATATTCTCTTCTCTGAGAGTTGCTCTTCTTCTAATATTGTCTGCTATTGGATGTTTAGATTTGTTTGTTCTCCTTTGGTAAACAGCACAAGGGGAGTAGATTGCATCTCTGAGAGTCATCCCTCTTTGGAGTCTTCTTCGGAATTGTTGATAGGAGACATAATCTCTTCACATAGCTAATTGCTTCTGCTTATGTATTCATCGGAAGTATTTAATGTCTCAGGCATTGTATAGGTTGGAGATTTTAGACATGATGCTTTTGGTAAGAAGATAAAGTAGAAATCTGATTGCATAGAACTTTGTTAAGATGTTTCAATTCGGTAATATGATCTACCATTGTTTCAAATTGCTCCCTGTATTCTTCTAACTTGGTTTTTAGCTCCTTAATCTCTGCTTCCTTTCTATGATAGGATGCTTGTAGGAGTCTTTCACTATCACTTATGTGTTTCATGAGTTTTGTTTTAAAAAAT